CTCAGCAGGCGTGGCTTCAGGAACGAGCATCCTCATCCCAAAACCTTCAATCTCACCGTGTTCGTCCTCGTTCACATAACCTACCTCAAAGTTCCGATTTCTGTCCCCGACCTTCAGACTTTTTGTAATCAGTTCATCTCTATACAAAGTTCCCACAATCATCTCTCCTTTCAAAATGGACTCGGGGGCAGGTAATCCGTGGACAGACTACCCGCCCTTGCTATCCACATACTCATTCAGACTTAGGTGATTTGAACAGTCGCGTACAAGTCTGTGATAACAGGCTTGCATGCGTAACGGCTCATCACCGAACGGCGAGGAACCATGTCATTCGGGTCCATGAAGACAGGGGTCGTATACAGCGGCACATAAGGTGCATAGATATACCCCGTCTCAAACATATTCGGCCCACGATGACCGAGCAACATGCGGTTCGTCGGGAACCAGGGGTCTTTATACACCTGGAAGCGGTTCCTCAGAACACCGAAGCGCTCAACACCCATTCCAGCACCACCGGCCCACTCCTGCTTGACTTCGGTGAAACCATCCAGCTTCTCAAGTCTTGCACAAGTATCGGGGTCGGCTACAATCCAGGACGCGTTGCGGTATCTCTTCTTGTAAATCAGGTTATTCGCATCAATTATCGCGTCATATAACGTCATCCTCCACTCGCGCTCCGAACCGTTGAAACCAGGTGCAATCTGCGAACTCCAGGTCACATTACCTCCGGTCGCGCTCCTCAACAGGTCGTTGATAATCGTGCGGTCAATCTCCCTGCGAATCTCATCCCCGAGCACGGCCAGCAACTCAGTCTCGGCATTAACGCCGTGGTACGCCATCAAGTCCTGCTGAGATTCGAGCGTCCAGCGAGCCTTCAGCTTCTTCGTCTCGGCAGTAACAGGCGCAGACCTCATGTTGAAGTCGATTTCGGGAATGTTGTCGCCACCTTCAGTCGGGGTCGCGGTTGCATAATCCACAGTAACAACGGCACCTGGGGCAGGAGCGGCATCCAGCGTGTAGTCCCCGGTCGCGGCATCGTTCTCGGTGAATGCGACGGGTTCACCATCAACATAAACCGTTGCAGAACCGGCGAGTGTCGGGAGCAAGAACTGCGAACCAGCCAAGTTAGCAACGACAAAGTTCACTTCCGCACCATCACCAGTACCGATTCTCAGACCACGGACCATACCACCGGAATACTTCGGACTAAACGTATACGTGTGCTCTCCGGTAATCGGGTCGACCTCGTACTCACCAATAGCATCACCAGCATTCACACCAAACCGGGTGTTCCCATACTCGAAATCCAGGTAGAAAATCATGGCGGTCGGCATGGAAATCGGCTGTACGGACACCAATTCATTCGCAATCAGGTTCGGGAAAACCCGGCGAATCAGCGGAAATCCGTAAGTCGTGAACATCTGAATATTGCTTGTGTCAGACGTCTCACTAAGCACCCACTTCTGTGCGTTGTCAAGCAACGTCTCCAGAACGAGTCGCTGGTAATCATTCACACCCTCAGTCAGGTGCGCCCAACGTTCCTTCCTCTGCTTATTCTCGACCAGGAACGAAGGCATTTCTCCACTTCTCATTTGTTCTTTCAAGGCTTCAAGATTCATTACTTACTACCTCCCTCTTCCTTAATTCCGGCTAACGCCCGCTGGCGTTGTCTTACTTCATCGAGGGTCGGCTTATCGTCCTTATCTTCATCTTGTTCTCCAGTCCCTTTCGGCACGTCCTTAGACTCGACTAATTTCTCGATGAACTTCACTTCGGACTCAAACTTCTTCTCAACATCTTCCTCGGTCTTGCACTCGGCCAGACGCTCCCTCAATATCGACTCGAAGCGATGGCCTTTCACCTTCTCCTCGACCTTAGCCAGCACCTTATCCCTGGTCTCACGTTCTTCAACCTTAGCCTTCAAATCCTTGTTCTCCTGCTCCAGTTGACTGACTTTTTCGTCCTTCTTCTGTGCTTCAGACTTCAGGGTTTCATTCTCCGCCTTCAATGCGGCGTCGAGGTCTTCCTTCGTCTGTGCAGGCAGAACAGGCTTGACGGCCTCCACCACCGCATCCACGATGGTCTTCATCTGTTTAACTTCATCAGATTCCATCACGGACTTCCGGGCTTCCTCCATCCAGGACTCTTTCTTCGCTTCAAGGGCAGACGCCACTTTCTGCTCGAACTCCTTTTCGAGGTCGGCCCGGATGGTCTTACTTTCCTCAGTCTTCACAGCTTCGCGGACTCCATCTTCAATGGCTTTCACCAAATCGGGGTAGTCCTTCCTCAGCTTCTCCACCGTAAGCTCCATTTCCAGTCCTCCTTTACTTTCATAACTTGAAATTCCTGCATACTGGTTCGATTCTTCAAGAACGGCGTCAATCCCCGCGAGTTCGAAATCGTCCTTCACGACGAACACCGTCCGACCATTCATATCACGGTCGTCCAGCGAGCCGTATCCCCGGGTCGACATTCCGGGCTTCACACCAGAGCGAATCAATGTCTCCAGTTGACGCCCTTTCTCCGTCGGAAGCACGTCAGCCTCAAACTTCATGTAATCACCTTCCATCCACAACCCCGTGAACTTCATCGCTATTCCAGACAATGAGCCACTTCTCATCACCGGATGGTCGAGTTCACCAACGAACTTGCCCTTGCTAATCTTGCCCCGGGCCTTCTCCACCGCCTTGTTCAACACACTGGTCGGGTACATCCGGTTGTTCCTGTTCACGACTCCGCCACGACTCGCGGTCCCGCGTATCCGCATCAACCTATTCGGATTACTCGTCTTAGCCTCTTCACTCAACTCGACAACCTCAATATCCTCAAAAACAGCCTCACCGCGTAACAACCGTCCTTGCTCGACTGCTATTTCAGTCATACCATCGCCTCCTTTCGTCTGGAATCATTCACGTGGTCGAGAACAACCGTGCCAATCGCCTGCCAGGTCAGCAAGTCCCGACTGAACGGGTCTATCCACGGAGGCAACCGGCGGCACGCTGATTCAAAGTCTCGGGCGGCTTCTATTCTGGTCGCCGCCCTGCGTCTCCGGTCTTCAACTATCTCCGCCGACCTGCTCAGTGTCAGAGCAGATACGGCATCATCGACAGCATTCCAATCCAGTGCCTGGACGGACTCCAGTTCGCCCTCCCAATCTTCGAAATCATCTATGTCAGGAGCCGGAACTCCCAACTCTTTCGTCTTCTGCAATTCTCTCCGAACTACAGCGACGGTCGTGCCTACTGCTATCAGTCCCAGCGCCTTAGCCAGGGTTCGGGGTGCGGGCTTCACGTCAAGCACAATCCGTTCTGGACGTTCATACCTAATCCTCAGACTGCACTGGCAATTCGACAAGCACTGCGTGTTCCCCGCTCTGGGCGTCGTCGGCAACTGGTCCGGGCGATACGGGCTGTTCATCGCCAAATCTATACAGTCTCCACAATGCTCTGCCGCACTCAGTTCCCAATACACCCACGTGCTTTCATTCGGATACCCGTCTACTCGACCGGCATCGAACATTCCATCTGTATTCCCTACATACATCGCGGCCCTATCACGGTACGACATTG